TCATAGGTAAGAAAGATCAACTCAAAAAGAAACTTGGAGGTTCTAAATGATGGACGAAATTAACCTGAGAGACTATTTTGCAAGTCAGGCGCTGATTGGCCTTATCTTTGGGCGCAAGTCCATTGATAATGAGATCATCCGAATTGCTTACAAAGTCGCTGATTGCATGATGGTTGAGCGTGAATTTAAAAAGATTGAGCCAAGAGGCGTTAATGGGGGTGTAGATGAGTGATATAGAACAAGGGTCGGCAGAATGGTTTGCGATTCGGTGTGGTAAGGTAACTGCCTCACGAGTAGCTGACATTATTGCAACAACCAAGTCGGGTTATTCCGCAAGTCGGGCTAACTATGAGGCACAACTTATTTGTGAGATTTTGACGGGTAAGCCTGCCGAATCTTTTACAAATTCAGCAATGCAATGGGGGACAGATACCGAGCCACTTGCACGTGCCCAGTACGAGTTAAAGTCTGGCAACATGGTTGATCAGATTGGATTTGTGTCTCACCCAATGATTGAGCAGTCTGGCGCAAGTCCTGACGGGTTGATTGGTACGGATGGTTTGATTGAGATCAAGTGCCCAAATACCAGTACCCATTTGGATACACTTTTAAACCAGACTGTGCCAAGTAAATACATTACACAAATACAATGGCAACTTGCCTGTACTCAAAGAAAATGGTGTGATTTTGTGAGTTACGATCCTAGACTGCCCGAGAATCTATCATTGTTTATTAAGCGTGTGGATGCTGATGTAACGATGATTGAGAGCTTGGAGTCTGAGGTTAAGAAGTTTTTGGTAGGTGTTAACGATAAAGTAAGTAAATTAAGGAAATTAAATGTCTAAAATATTGCAAGAAATCACAATAATAGCTGGTAAGTACAAAGACCAAAACGGTCAGGAAAAGAACCGCTATCAACGAATTGGGTCTGTGATTGACACAAAGAATGGCCCGATGCTTAAGCTAGACTCAATCCCAATTGCAGATCCAGCTTGGAACGGTTGGGCGTACATGAACGAGCCAAAGCCTAAGAACTTTGACAAGGACGACATTGGATTTTAAGGTTTGGGGCGGTAATACGGGTTAGCGCCGTATATTGGATCAACAAAGTTTAAATGGCTTTAGGTCTGAATTTGTAAACATATCACGCTGCTTTATGCGAACCGCCCAATTTAAAAGAAATATTTGGGGAATCATCTGAGTTGGATGACCTAGCCTTACAGATGTGAATGGTATCTAACGCTATATAAATCCCCAAGTTTTTAATTTATATAGCATCCAAATCTTGAGGTGGGCAAGAAATCTGTATATCCCACCAACTTTTAATTTAATGAAAAAATTTAAGGAAACAAATTTATGCAAACATTTTCAATTTTTGACGAATTAAACAGAATCATGGATCGGGCATTAGCTCGTATAAGCGATCCAGATACATCAAAACAAGCTGCCAGTACGGTAGACACAACCAAGCTAGAAAAGATCGTCCTAGACGTTATTAAGACCTTTCCTGATGGTTGTATATGCCAAGACATAGAACTGGCGTTACCCCATATGCGGACAAGCTCCATCTCCCCCAGAATTAAACCGTTATTGAAAAAAGGACTTATTGTTTTAACTGGCGAAAAGCGCCCAGGGTTTAGCGGTCGTAATCAACAAGTAGTAAAGGCAACAAAATGAAACAAAGAAACGCAGAATTTATTAAAGCATGGGCAGATGGGGCAACAATTGAGTACAGGCCAAGTCCTTTGTACCCTTGGAGTGAGGAAGAAGTCCCAAATTGGTTCAAATTGGGTGAATTTAGAGTAAAACCCGAGGAATTGCCTGATTTTTCTGTGGGCGCAACCATCATATTTAACAAAACACCACAGGGTTACGTTGAACTTGCCAAAGAAGGATCAAACAATGTGGAGTTTATCTTTGACGGAAATACTAAAAAGCTCAAGGACGTGGAGTTAATCAAATGAAATACATAATCCCATTTTTATTATTGGCTGGGTGTGCTCAAGCACCTAAAATAGAACAACCCACAACATTTGCAACTGCGCCCATAGTTCCGATCACAGTTGAGCCAAAAGCTCAACAGATGAGCCGTAACGAGGTTATACAGGCATCAATGGAGTGCGAGGCTGGGAACATGAGGCCAGTTCCGATTACAAGCAAGCGCATGGTCAGCGGTATGTTGTCAGACATTATCATTGACGTTCAATGCTTTCCCAAACGTTCAGCTATGTTCTAGGGTTTATATGTACAAAGAAGAAGCGTTCCAAATAGTAACCGATCTTTTAAAAGAACATTATGACCCTTTACAAGTTGACCAAATCATATATGCTTTGGAGTACGGGACTTCTCATACCAAGCCAATTGAGAAGTTTCCTATTTGGAGGCACGTTTGTAGGTCAGGCGAGGAAAGGTCTAATTGGATGGATTCTTGCCTAAGATGCGGAGCAAAACCCTTATGAGTAATTTTTTGTTGTTTTCGTCAATACTACTTTTGGGTGGGACAATAGCCATATTAAGCATTTGGTTCTACATAATACTCAAAATATTCTTAGAAAATAATAATGAAAGTTTCACAAAACAGGACTAAGATTTAACTGCAATTTTGCAGATTAACACGGGGATGTTAAATGGAACACAATCTAGTTATTGAAGGCTATGACTTTAAATTAGAAGTTGAGTCTGAGGATTTTGAGTTTATCGCTGCGATCCAGGCTTTTGTTGCACAAATCGTTGCTGATGCTGAAGAAGATTACGACATCGTTTGGGAAGACGAAGAAGAAGAATCTGACGAGTAATAAAAAAGGGGGTGTAATGCCCCCTATAAAAATAATAATCCCAAGTTACCAATGGAATAACCTAAATAAACGGTTGCCATTGGTAAATTTCCCCGAATAAGCTGATCTGTGGCTATACCTAAATAAATCACAGTTACAACGCCAATCAGGGGTTTGCTCATAAATCGCTTACATCAATAACTTTGCCCCGAAACTGGATACTTTCCTCGGTGTGTACCATAGCAAGTTCTGGCATTAATAATTCACCGTTGACAAAGGTTAAAACGGCAAACCCAGACCGCCAGTTGACAGGGTTTTCCTCTAAATAGTCACGAAATTGTGGGCCATAAATACCCGCAAGCGTTCCTGTGTCAACCCCGTACCGAACCCCGTTATAGTCGGTGTAAGGCGTAACTTTTAGAGAATGTAAGTGCCCAGTTACCATAGTAACGCCAGAAGTTACGGCATTGTTATGCGTTGCGTGGATTCCACCTTTATTGCGGTGCTTAACAATTACTTTTTCGTTTAACCAGACAGACCAGCAAGGTTTCCAAGCGGGAAAGTGGTCTCTTAGGCTAAATCCTTTGACGTGCTCATACTGGGGCGCATGGGCTGCTAAGAATGTCTCAAAACGGGCATCATGGTTACCCAAAGGCCAAACCAAGCGTACATTGTGCCTAGCTGCTTTAGCTACTTCCTCAATCTCGCCCATGTTGGCTTCACAGGCTTTAAGCTCATCAATTACGCTGGGTGACTTATCCCAACCAATACGAGCGTGCCGACTAATATTAGATCCATCAAATATATCGCCATTGGCAATAACTGCGGTTGGTTTCATCTCGGCAATAGCCCAGAGCAATCCTTGGAAAGCAGTAGACCGAATACCAGGCCAAAAGTGGGCATCACTAAATACGATGACTGTGCCATTTTCTACGCCAAGATTGAGAGTTCTAGGAATCTCATGAGCGCTTACATAGCCTGCTCTCATAATAGTTCCAAGTTTAGATTCAATCCGATCACGCCTACGTTGAACAGATCTTAAATCCATTCCTATTATTGTTGCGATTTTTCCACAACTTTGATATTTTTTCCAAAGAGCGATGAATTCTTCTTCAGATATTTTTGTTTTTCCAGTCATAAAGTAATTTCTCTAATAGGTTGATAACTTGGTGTTCCGCAGCATCCAACTCTTCTTCGGTCGGTTTATTTTGTGCGGTTCGGATAAGATCATGTAGGAATACATGCAGACATTCATGTAAAGCAGTGGTTGACAATGAATGTTCATTAACTAAGGCAGATCCAAAGTTTCCTACTCTGTAGACTGCCATTTTCGCTGGGTAATCGACAGATACATCTGCCATTGCGGAGGTGGTTTTATTTGAGCGTTCAAACCTCCACCCTTGTAGTCCAAGTACAACTTGCCAGTAGGCGATCTGAGATTCAAAATATCTTATATCTTCAGCACTTGGGAGGTTTTTCATACCCAGTTTATAGCAAACAAATGTTACAATTCAAAGCACTTGACAAATTGTATGCAAGTGCGAAAATAAAGCCTCCATTAACATAAGGAATCAAAATGGGATACTACGGTAAAGAAAAAATGCCTAAAGGCGTTGCCGCTTCTGATCGCTCAGGCGAGAAGATGGGTAGTGAAAAAGGCCCAAATAGCTTAAAAGGCATTCCAGGAATGACAGGCGAGAAGATGCCAAAAGGCGCTAACGCAAGTGATATGTCTGGTGAGCGCAAAGCTAAACTAGTAGGTGGTGTTGGAATCGGTAAAGCCGACAGCATCGGTGCTCGTGACGGCTCACACATGGGTAAGAATGACGGTCGTACTGGTGAATTCAATACAGGTTCAAGCGAATCTGAGTGCTATTCACACGAGCGTATGCCCCATATTCAAGATAAAATGTAATAAAACGAAACCCCTAGAGAATTCCTCGTTCTCTAAGGGCTTCTAATCAACACAACTGATAAAGGAGTTGCGATGACTAAGAGCGATTGTAAGGGTTGTAGATATTTTGATCTACAGCAAAATCAAACATTAGGCGCTTGTAGGCGTTATCCATCTTACCAGAATCGTCATCAGAACGAATGGTGTGGAGAGTTTGTTGCCAAGATTACCTCTGGTGTTGGCCCATCAGAGGATTTTTTGTATAAAGAAATGGTTTTTGACGAACCATTAGTGCCTCAAATAAAGCGAGGCAGACCGCCCAAACTTAGTCGGAGGCAAGTAGCATGAAGCCGATTAAAGACAAGATTATCGTTAAACCGATTCAGCGCATCCAATCCACCCTGTACATCCAGACCGCAGAAGCGGATACTTGCGGATATGTAGTCGCAGTAGGGGACGAGGCAGCGGACGAGGGCCTCAAGGTCGGTAACAAAATTTGGTTTGGTACACTAGCCAAAGATTACAAAGACGAATATTTAAAATACCATGACTTTAAAGACGGGGATCAGAAATACCTGGTAATGTCGTGGCAAGATGTCTGTTTTATAGAGGAGCCTGAAAATGCCGTTAATTAAATCAAAATCACCCAAAGCGTTCAAAGAGAATATTAAAACTGAGCTAAAGGAAGGAAAGCCTTTGAAGCAAAGTTTGGCCATAGCATATTCCGAAAAGCGTGAAGCAGAAAAGAAAGCCAAGAAGAAATGATTTTGGTTGAAAATTTGTTAAACTTTTTAATTGGTTTAGGTTTAATGTTTTTTAGTTTAATAATTATTTATATTTGTTATTCTTTAAAAGCATTTAAAAGTGAATCAGAATATTATTTTGCAAAGAAAAAGAAATGAAAGCCTCACTAGCCGTTCACTTACTAATTGCGATGGGAATGGATGAGCATCTATTTATGAAGTGGCAAGCAGGCAAGAACCCCAAATCAACCAAAAAAGGCCCAGGCCGTAAACATAAGCAAGGAAAGTAAATGTTTAATTTTCAACACGAAGTCCAAGACGTAAACCTCATCATCACTGCTTTAGAGCATAAAGCTAGAGATATTCAATTGTTAATCCAAAAGTTAACAAAAGAAGCTAGTGCTCAATTGCCTGCACAAACAATAGAGGCAACTGTAGTACCATCGACTGATACTTCCGCTAATAGTTAAATCCTATTAGAAATCAATTTCTTATAGCTTAAAACAATATGAGCGCAGGCGCACCAATCGGAAACAAGAACGCATCCAAATCGAGGATGTTTTCTGACCGTCTGCGAATGGTTCTAACGCAAGAGCCACATCGACTGAGGACGATTGCCGAACAGTTGGTTACAAAGGCTGAAGAAGGCGAACCTTGGGCGATTAGGGAATTGATGGATAGATTAGAAGGTAAAGCGATACAGGCGACATCGATAGAAAATGCCGATGGATCGCCTATTCTTAATAGTATTCAGGTATCGTTTGTAGCGCCAAATGGATCAGAATGAGATTAATACCGTTATTAAGAAGGCAGAATTTCCTGTCAAACTTCAATGCCTTTTTGAGAAAAGCAGATACAAGTGTGTTTTTGGAGGAAGAGGATCTGCAAAATCATGGTCTGTGGCCCGAGCGTTGCTCATCTTGGGTGCAAAGCAAGTCCACAGGATTTTATGCGCCAGGGAATTCCAGAACTCCATATCTCAATCGGTACATAAGCTACTGAGCGACCAGATTGTAGAATTAGGTCTAATTGGGTTTTATGAGATAACCCAAAGCTCTATCAGGGGCGCAAACGGGACTGAGTTTAGTTTTGTTGGCTTAAAAAATAACCCTCACAACATAAAATCCTATGAGGGATGTACGATTGTCTGGGTAGAGGAAGCACAAGCGGTAAGTGCAAGATCGTGGGATATTCTTATTCCTACTATTCGTGCCAAGGATTCTGAGATCTGGATAACAATGAACCCAGAGCTTGAATCCGATGCGACTTACCAGCGGTTTATCCTGAGTCCACCTGAAAACTGTATAACCCGAAAGGTTAATTGGTCGGACAATCCTTGGTTTCCTGAAGTATTGGATATTGAGCGCAGAACATTACAAGCCAGAGATATTGAGGCATACAACACGGTTTGGGAAGGTTTATGCCGACAGACTGTAGATGGTGCGGTGTTTGCCCGTGAGATGCAAATGGCTGACCTTGAGGAACGTATCACTAAAGTTAGATATGACCCGACCAAGCCAGTTGTTGCCGTGTTTGACTTGGGATGGGCTGATTCAACATCTATTTGGTTTGTCCAGTTTATCGCACAGGAAATCAGGTTAATCCGCTATGTTGAGGACAGTCAGCAGACCATGTCGCATTACCTTGCGCTGATGCAGACTTTTGGATATGTTTACGACACTTTATGGTTGCCACATGATGCACAAAACAAAACCATCGGATCAAACGGACGATCTATTGAAGAAATCGTCAGATCAGCAGGATTTAAGACCAAAATCATCCCTCGAACTTCTATCGCAGACTCTATTAATGCAGCGAGAACTATATTCCAAAACTGCTACTTTGACCGAGATAATTGCTATGATGGACTCCAATGCCTGAGACATTATCGG